TTTAGCCAGTTACGGTAGTCCAGGCGACTACGCAGTTGTAGCATGTTCAGCCGCTACAAACACAAACATCCTATGGTTTAAGACATACAACACAGCCAATGATGGTACAGGCGGTACAACTGTTGCGGCAAGTAACAGCGCATGGGTTCAAGTTGGTACAACAGCTTGGGTTAAATCATGGCCAACAGTTACTTCAACAGCGGCTAGCCCAACGCTAACTAGCGGTGGTACTATGTTAATTAACACAATTACTGTTACTAATGCAGGTACAACACTAGCAACACTAGCAACAGCAATTAACGGAGCAAGTATCGCTGGCGTTACAGCCAGTGTACAAAACGGTTTCTTAAACATCTATTCAACAGGTGTAGCAGTTGTTATTGCATCAGGTGGCGGTAACCCACAGAATTTAACAACATTAGGTATCACAGCTGGTACATACCAAGCTCCGACACTAACTATAGCTCCACATTATCAAGTTCCACAATATGGCAACTACAGCAACGGTACTTACACAGGTACTAGTGGTTATCCAACAGGTAGCTTGTGGATCAAAACAACTACAGTTAACCTAGGTGCTAACTTTAATATTCAATATTATAACGGTACGACTGCTAGCTGGATCCAACAACCGATTACACAGTTATATGCTAACAATCAATCAGCAATGGCTGCCTTGGATGCAACAGGTGGTGGTGCTAATATTCCAGTTGGGCAAGTTTATATCAAGTATAATGACACAGAAACTAGTCCAGCACTGGCAAACTACAAGATTTATCAGCGTACTTCATCTGGTAATACTGTAGTTACTTCCAATATTATTACAGCCAGCACATTTACATCAGGTTCTAACACAATTGCCGCACTGTCATCAAGTCAAGTTGGTAGTTCTACATTAACATCAGCACCGTTAGTTAGTAGCAATGCTGTTACATTTACTGCAACTGGCAACGCCATAAATGATGCACAAGCATTTGTTGCCGCATTTAACGCTGCCGCACAGAATCTAACTAACGTTTTAGCAAGTATTAATGCTAATAATCAAATTGTTATCACACATACACAAGGTGGTGATATTCGTTTAACTGACGGTACTAACACTCCTATTAAGGCAGCGTTTACTACTGGTGGTACACTAGGTTTAAGCAATTTTTACAATGATCCAAGCTCAACAGGTAGCGATGGAAAGTATTTGATTTCAGCCTGGGCAAACACAATTTCAGTTACAAGCGGAACAGCACTAGTAACTCCAAGTGCTACTGCTCCTACAACAACGCCAGCAAATGGTACATTATGGTATGACACAGTTTTAACTGATCTAGACATTTTGATTAATGATGGCACACGCTGGAGAGGTTATTGCTCAACAGCAGGTAAAGTAGTTGTTAACCAAGGTGTTGGCTATGTTAATGCCGCAACTACAACAGATATTAATGGTCCTATTATTTCTGCTACTCAACCAACTACAAACTCAGCAGGCGCAAGTCTACAACACGGTGACTTATGGTTAAACTCAAGCAATACTGAAGCATGGCCAACATTGTACAAGTGGAATGGATTGACAAAGGCATGGGTATTAGTTGTTAACTCAGACCATACAACACAAAATGGTATTATTTTTGCTGATGCACGTTGGTATGATGATAGCACTAACTCAGCTAGTGCAAAAACAGGTGCCGCAACTCCACAGACTATTGCAGGTGCTACAACAGGTACATTGATTACTAGCGACTTTGTTGACTTTGATGCTCCTAATCCAGCACTATATCCAAAAGGTATGTTGCTATGGAACACACGTCGTTCAGGATTTAATGTTAAGAAATATGTAACTGGCTATGTTAACACAGCCGCTCAAAATACAATTATGTCTGGTTCTCCTTACATGACTTACTACTATCCAGATCGTTGGGTAACAGCAAGTCCTAATGATTACTTAGGAGTGGGACAATTTGGACGTAAATCACAACGTGCAGTTGTAGTTGCGGCATTGAACGGTTTGATTCAATCTAATCAAAACATTCGCAACGAAGACAGCATTACATTTACACTATTAAGTTGCCCAGGATACATCGAAACGCTAAGTTCACTAGTTAGCTTTAACACTGGACGCGGATTGTTATCATTTATCGTAGCAGATGCTCCAGCACGTTTAACACCAGATGCGACTAGCTTGAACGCATGGGGTAAAAATGTTAACAATGCAACAGGTGACGGCGAAGCAGGACTAGTAACAACAGATGCTAACACAGCAGTTTACTACCCATGGGCAGATACTACAGACTTGTATGGTAACAATATTGTTGTTCCTCCAAGCCATGTAATGTTGCGTACAATCGCCCTAAGTGATAATGTTTCTTACCCATGGTTTGCACCAGCTGGTGTACGTCGTGGCGGTGTTACAAATGCTAGCTCAGTAGGTTATGTTGTTGGACAAACTGGCACATACTTACCAGTAGCATTGAATACTGGACAGCGCAATACACTCGCCAACGTTCAAGTTAACCCAATTACTTACATTGGTGGAACAGGACTAGTAGTTTATGGGCAGTACACACGTTCATTAGTGGCTAGCTCATTGAATCGTATTAACGTAGCACGTTTAGTGATTTACTTACGCTATCAATTAAATGCGATTGCTAAACCATACATTTTTGAACCAAACGATACGATCACTCGTAACGAAATGAGAAACCAAGTTGAACAGTTATTGCTCAACTTAGTTGGTGAGCGCGGTATTTACGACTACCTAGTAGTGTGCGATACTTCAAACAACACACCAAGCAGAATCAATGCTAACGAGTTGCATGTTGATATTGCAATTGAACCAGTTAAAGCAGTTGAATTTATTTACATTCCACTACGCTTAGAAAACACAGGCGCTATTGCTGGTTTAGGTAGCAAATAATTAGGAGATATTAAATGGCAATCGCGGCACTATCAAACTTTACAGTACCCTTAGCTTCAAACCAAAGCTCAGCAACACAAGGCATGTTAATGCCAAAGTTGAAATACAGATTCCGTATTTCATTTGAAAACTTTGGTGTAAGCACTCCTACAACAGAACTTACAAAACAAGTTTCTGAAGCGGCTCGTCCACAAGTTAAATTTACTGATCAAATTATTGAAATTTATAACAGCAAGATTCACTATGCAGGCAAACCGGCTTGGGAACCAATCGCAATTAAATTGCGTGATGATGTAACTGGTGCAGTATCTAAACTAGTTGGTGAGCAGAATCAGAAACAATTTGACTTTTTTGAACAAAGTTCAGCGGCAGCGGCGGGTGATTACAAATTCACAATGCGTATTGAAATTCTCGATGGTGGTAATGGTTCACAAACTCCTAACGTTCTCGAAACATGGGAATGTTATGGTTGCTATGTTGAATCTACAAACTGGCAAGATTTAAAATATAGTGAGCAAGGTCCAGCTATGATCGATCTAAGCATACGCTTTGATAATGCTGTACAAACTGCTCCAGTTCCAGCTATTGGAAGTCCAACTCCTGTAATGGCAGCTCCAGGCAAAAACGCATTAGGTTCATAATAATAAACCCACTTAGGTGGGTTTTATTATGACTAATCATTAACTGCGCACTTTATCTTTTAAATAAATACTATTATGGGATTTACAGCCGACAATCATTTAAAGTCTGATTCGACCACGTTTCTACGTGATCAGCGCCATGCCGCGACTTTATTCAATTCGGATCAGTTTAGGCTAGCTCCTAAATTTGGATTTCAGTTTCATGTAGCATTTGGTATTAATCCAGGAGCACTACAAAACATTAATATTCTACAGCGTCATGGTTTAGAAATTAACTTGCTGGTAAAGAGTGTAGCACTACCTAACTATACTGTTAAAACAGAAACACTTAATCAATACAATAGAAAAAAAGTAGTTCAGTATTTTCATACACCGGGCGAAATAGATATTAAATTCCACGATGACAACATGGGTTTAATAAATCAGCTATGGCAAAACTATTACAGTTATTACTATGCTGATCCGTTGTCAGCTAAAACCACCGAAGCATATAATAGAAATGCTACAAAAAGATTTAAGTATATTCCAACAGCTTATGGATTAGATAATGGCAGCACTGATCCATTCTTTAGATACATATCAATTTACCAAATGGCACGACATGAATATGTAAAATATACCCTAAGAAATCCTATTATTACCAGTTGGAATCATAACAGAGTAGATTATGCTGATACTAAGACACGTGAATTTGATATGAAAATTATGTACGAAGCTGTAAGCTATGATGTTGGAGCAATCAATCCTGAGCTAGATACTGCTGGTGGAGTTGAAGGATTTAGCGAAGCATGGTACGATAATTTCCCAAGCCCCTTACAAGGTATAAATCCAGATCCATCAGTAGTTGACCCAAGTTTTGTGCAAGCTCTTGATGTTGAAGCAGCCAAGGGATCATTTTTAAACGCTGTTGTTGATCAGATTGCTAGTGCTCAAAACACTATAGATGCAAATCCTACATCTCCATCCCCGCTAACAAATTCAGGAACAACATCGTCATCAGCTGGTGGAATTTCGGGGGTCACCTTTCCACAAAATAATACTGACACAAGTACAACTGCTACAACTTCAGGAATTAGGGTCAATTAATGGTTACTGGAAATTTACCTTTATCACAGAGTAATGCTACTGATGTAAAAGTAGTGTTTGACAATTATTTTACCAAGCAGGTAAGTTTTCCAGCGGCAGAAATAGATGCTACTGTGGCATTTTTTGTTAAGCGAGGTTTTGATACAAGTAGTGCTAATTCTACATCAATCATATTATTAAATCAAGCTAGGATTGAAAATGTCAGTGTGTTTAGTTTATTAGATAAACTAAAAGGATTAACTGATACACAACTTAGTCAAGTAATTACGCAAGTACTAAATTCTTACAGAGAAAAAACTAGTTTACTAGGTTATAGAACTGCTATTACTACTGATACATTCGAAGCCCGCAACATCCTAGTCTAATATGTCTAAATTTGCTCGTGGCAAGTTCACTATGAAACATCCCGAAAAATATGTTGGAACTAAAACACCGACATATAGAAGTAGCTGGGAATGGAGCTTTATGAACTTTTGCGACACTAACGAAAATGTTGCAAAATGGGCTAGCGAAGCTGTACAAATTCCTTACGTAGATCCGCTGACAGAGCGTCATACAGTTTATGTACCAGATTTTTTTATCCAGTATGTAGATAAAAATAATAAGATGCATGTTGAATTAATTGAAATTAAACCTGCTAGTCAAACTATATTAGAGCGTGTGGGTAAAAATAAATTCAACCAAGCACAGTTTGTTAAAAATCAAGCTAAATGGGCTGCCGCTAGTATGTGGTGTAAACAACAAGGTATCAAGTTTAGAATTCTTAATGAAAATGATATCTTTAGTCAAATCTAAGCATAAGTAATATTATGACTAAACGATTAGAAGAGGTTCTCAATCTTCCCGAAAGCAAAAAGATTGTCAAGGACGAAGAAAAGAAAAAAGCTAAAGCTGAAGTGGCTCAGCCCTTTCTTCGCGATATGGCAGAATATGATAAAATCTCTGCGGCACTTCCACAAGTAAAAGGGCTAGGAGATTTAGGCGATAGCGAACTAGACGAACTTGCCAAAAAAGCCACAGAAGCTTATGAAGATATTATGGACTTAGGTATGAACGTTGAAGCACGTTACAGTGGACGCTTATTTGAAGTAGCCGCTAGTATGTTAGGCAACGCTATTCAAGCTAAAACTGCTAAACTAGATAAAAAGTTAAAAATGATCGATTTGCAAATTAAAAAGCAAAAATTGGATCAGGAAGCTAACAATTCAGATGACGGTGTTACCCTACAGGGCGACGGTGTTATTATTACAGATCGTAATAGCTTGTTAGAGAAATTGAAGAATTTAAAATAAATATAGTACTAGGACTAGACTATGAAATCATTTAAAGAATACTTAACAGAGAGCAAAAAACAGTACGAATTCAAACTGAAAGTTGCTGGCGACCACGCTAAAGATGCTGTAGAGCAAATCAAAGCTTCGTTGGCGGAATTCCATGTTAGCGCAGTATCAAAGGGAGTAACAACTCCAATCTCAGAACGCCAAAACGAGTTTCCTGAGCATAAAAATACAGCTATGACTGTGTATGATATTGTAACAGATTATCCAGCTACAAGCCAACAAGTTCGTGATAGAGTTTGTACAGGGTTGGGTGTAACACACAATCATATCAAAGTCCGTAGCATGTACGAAGAACTTGAAGATCAAATCAATCACGAGCATGATGAGCGTACACACAAAGCTCTAGTAGGTAAAGAACAAGATCCTAGCAACAACAGCAATCTAGTCAATGACGATCACAAATATAATTTGCTAAAAGAATTAGGCAAAGAAAAACATCAAGGTACACAAATCAAAGGATATAACGATCAGATCCTAGCCAAGGATGTACCAGGGCTTGCTCCAGAATATCGCAAAGAAAAACAAGCAAAGATGGAAACATCACATGCTAGTATTATTGGAACAAAACAAAACAAGATTACTGATCCAATGAAGGGAGCAAGATAATGAATTTAAAAGATTTAATCGCAAAGATGGATTCTATTGAAGAAGGCACTGAAATTCAAACTGATGAATGTGGCGCAATGCCAAGTGCTGTTATTAGTGCAGGTCCACAAGGGCAACAAGACAACGTATCAATGAGTGTTAATGTTCAAGGTCAGGGCGAAGGCGGCCTTCGTAGCATTATGAAT